ATAAATCTTTTTAAGAAAGCTCCTAAAGCAGGTTCTGGAGTTGCAAATTATAAAATGTTTGATGACTCCCTCAATGTTGCAGATTTTGAGCATACACTAGCTAAACGAAGACCTAATCCTGGAGAGACTGCTACTGCTTGTAGCGCTCCTGTATCTTGGGATACAGGAGCTAAAGAAATACTAGATCCAGTACTTACAAAATGTATTGGTGATTATAAAATGATAGGTGGAAAATTTAATATAACTTTAGGACCATATCGTTTACATACTGATAGCGGTAAAGATCCTCAAAGTAAAGTATATAAACAAATTATTATACCTTTACACTGGGATAAATCTTTAAATATTTATAGTATGCTTTTTGATCAAAGATGGAGTGGTTGCCAAGCCAGATTTCAACGAGGTGTAGATACATCTTCTGACGAATCGTTTGACACACCAAGTCATATTACAGTTACTGACTATGAAAACAGTGATATATTTAATTTAACAGATGCATATTTGTCAAAAGAAGATTATAATAATTATCTTACTCATATTGATTATGAGGCGTTATGGGGATTTTCAATAGAGCTTGCAGCAAAGTGGGAACCTCAATCTTTAATATCTTTTGACAGATCTGTAATACACAGTTCTTGTCATTTTGCTAATAAAGAACTACAAAATAAACTATTTTTAACTATTGTAACTGAACAATCATAAAGGAAAACAAATGGAAGTAGCACTAAAAGCAGAATTACGCAAAGAAATCTCACGAATCGTAGATTTGATGATTCAAGGAGAAGCAATCAGAGAGTCTATTAATGAACTTAAAAAAGATATTAAGTCAGAATATGATATTCCTGTAGCAACTATTACTAAAATTGCTACCATTGTTCGTAAAGAGAATTTACAAGAAGAAGAAGACAAGTGGGAAGAAATTAAAGACTATGTAGCAGCGTGTATGTAAATGTCTAGAATAATGGTGACTGGAGATTCTTGGTCAGCAGGGGAGTGGGATCCGACTCTCACTCCTGAAGAGACCAGAGCTTTTGCTGAAAAATATTCTATATCTAGATATTTAAGAGATTTAGGTCATGAAGTAGCACACGCTGCTAATCCTGGCTGGGGTGATTTTGTGTCTTTAAATTGTCTAATGACTCATGAAATGGGGTTTGATTTTGTTATATATGTTAAGACTTGTGCTACACGAGATTTTAAACACTTAACTCCAGAACACGGTCTAGTATACACTACTACTGATTTATTTGAAAAAATTAAGTTAGTAAAAGAATTAGAATATAACATATTAGCTAGATACAAACATAAGTTAATATTGTTGGGTGGTATAGAAAAAATTGAACCTAACTTTAGTTGTAATTTTGTACTTCCCAGTATTACTGAGTTTTTCTACCCTGACTTTAAAGATACTACTATCTTTGGAGATTATACACATTTTGAAAAGTATTCAGACGGTGATAAAAAAGGTGCAATGAAACTCTGGGAACTTTGGGAACACAAACATAATTTTTGGAAAGAACATCCAGAACATTTTGCTTCAGCTACTGATCAAGTTCATCCTAATAGAAAAGCAACTAAAGCATTAGCTGAGTTTATTCATAATCATATTAGCTAGTTTTTTATGACTAGAGGCTCCTGCATGAGAACCATCAGGAGCTAAGTCTTTATGTTTTTCTAAATCTAGGTGAAATTCTATATAGTCATCTGTTAATTCTGCTAATAGCGGTTGTAAGTGCGGAAAACAACAGTGATGTATCATTGGTACATTAGCTCTATTAGCTAGTAGTATTTGTTTAGCTACTGCTCCGCTCCATAGACGTTGTACTAATTCTATATCAGAAAAGTATAACATTCCTGCGGCATGCCATGCTGCTTTATGTTCTTTAGTATTTCTAGTATTACTTAGTATTTGTTCAGATAGAATCCAGTTTCTATAATATTTTTCATTTTTTAATATATGATTAGCTATTATAAATCCTTGTTGACATTCATTTCGGGCATCCCATACTTCCCATCTGTATTCACTGGTATGTCCTACAATAATCAAATTAGGTTTTAGCTTGACAGCTTGTTCAATTTGTGTTGTAATAAGATATTCAGACGCGCCACTTTGCGCTAGATTCTTAATATCCGCATTTAATAAATATGGATAGGCTTGAGTTTGTTTCTCAAGACCTTCTCCTTGTGTAAAACTATCTCCACAGGTAATAATGAACATAAATAATGAAATCTTTGTAGTAGGAAACTCTTGGTCGATACCAAGTGATGAAGCACCTATACCTGCTTTTGACCAATTAGGTTTAAAGAATCGTTACGAAGAAGCAGGAATAACTTTGGATGCTCAGGCTAATTATATCATAGAGAATGATCTTGTCAATCGTTTTAAAGTTATTTGGCTAGTAGGACATCATCACAGAGCTGATCCTAAAGGAAATGGAGAATATCTACTACCTTATGGTTGGGGACTAGGTGATGTTTGGGGCAAACTAACACAGGATATATGGTTTAAAAAAATCACACGTATGGCTTGGTATGAAAGAACAAATGCTTTATTTGTAAAAGCAGTATTAGGGGAGGCTACAGCTGATAACTTAATGTTGATTCCTATTTATAGACCTAATATTATAGAGCAACCTATGATAAAAGATCATCCCTGTATATGGGAATATTATTTGAGAGATTTAGTTAAAGATTATGCAGATGGTAGAGGCCATATAAATCAACATGGTCATAATCATTTTGTTTTACGACTAGCTTCGGAGGTACATGATAGATGGCAGATTACATTGCAGAAGAGTGGAGAGACGCAATTGAGATCGGATTTTCTGCAGAGATAGCAAAAAAAGCAGATAAAATTGTAAAATATTGCACAGCAAACTACATTAAACATGCACATCAATGGAAATGTGATTTTGCAGGTAAATCAGCTATACTTTTAAAACCTGGAGAGGGTTATGAATGGCATTTTGATAATTTAGACTTTGCAGAAAAAAGACTTACTACCTCTAGACCTGGACGTTTTTGGACTCATATGATATATCTAACAGAAGGAAAACCTTTTGAGCTAGGTAGTTGGAATCCAGAAGGTGCTAGAGTACTAGAAACAGATTTTTCTGCTCCAGAACCTGACAACATAATAGCTAGAATATATCCTGAACCAGGAAAAACAGTATTATTTCCATGTTTTATGGTTCATAGAATACAACCTATAGTAGATAACTACAGATGGGCATTTGTAGATTTTATAGATACGCCTAATTATTCTACTAAAACTAAAGTAGATTTAACCTCAATATTTAAAAGGTACTTTGATGAACATACTAGGAGTAAGCTGCTATCATCACGATAGTGCAGCAGCAAGTATAAAAGATAATATAATTGTGGGAGCATCTCATGAAGAACGTTTTTCTCGTAATAAATATGATAATAATTTTCCAATTCATACTATTAATTGGTTAAAAGATGCTTATGAAGATTTTGATTATGCAGTATTTTATGAAGAAACTACTTATAAAAGATTTAAAAGAGATATTAAAAAAGTAACTAAAGCAAAACCTGTATTAGTAGACCATCATGAAGCCCATGCCATGAGTTCTATAATTACTACTGATTGGGATAAATGCGCAGTTATGGTAATAGATACTGTAGGAAATAAGTTTTCTACTTCTCTAGGTACTTATCATAATGGAAAATTTACTTGGTTAAAACGTATGCGTTATCCTAACTCATTAGGATTATTTTATAGTTCTGCTACTCGATTTTTAGGACTTCAACCTTTATCTGACGAATCTCAAGTAATGGCTGCTGCTGCTTATGGTACTCCTAAATGGTCTAAATATATTAGAGATAATATTTTACATTATAATTATAAAGGTGACTATACCATTTTACAAGATCTACAACGTGGTATCGGTTATGGCACTCTAGATTGGGATATAGCAGCCTCTGTTCAGAATGTCACTCAAACAATTATTGCTAATATGGCTAGTTGGTTACAACAAGAAACAGGTATGACTAAACTTGCATATGCTGGTGGGGTCGCACTAAATTGTGTTGCTAATACAGAAATTCTAAAACATACTAATTTTATAGATATAGCAATCCAACCTGCTGCAGGTGATGCTGGTTGTGCTTTAGGTGCTGCTGCTTTATTAGAACGTCCAATGCACTATACACCTTATTTAGGTGTTAATGATAGTAGAGGGTTACATGCTGATGATTATGCTAGTAAAATTTTAAAAGGAGAAATAGTTGCAGTTATTGAAGGACCAGCTGAGTTTGGACCTAGAGCGTTAGGAAATCGTAGTTTGCTATGTTTGCCAACTGATGATAATATCAAGAAGTTAAATAAAATTAAAAATAGAGATGAAGATTCATGGAGACCCTATGCACCTATTTGCCAAAAAGAAGAAACTTCAGACTGGTTTCATGTAACTAAATCTTGTCCCTATATGTTACATATAGCTAAGATTAAAAAAGGTCCATTTGTTACCTATGATAATTCTGCTAGATTACAAACAGTTTCTCAACATTCTAATGTATTTTTATGGCGCATTTTAGAGCAGTGTAAAAATAATGGACATTCTATTCTAATAAATACAAGTTTAAATGGTAAAGGAAAACCTATTGTCAATACCGTGGACGACCTCAAAGAAATACAGTTATATAACGAACTGTGCTACTGATACTCTACCTACAGGTAGAACATACCATACTCCTGATGGCTCTTATCCTAGTATTACTACAATACTAGGAAAGACTTCTGATCAAACATGGCTTTTAAAATGGAAAGAACGAGTAGGAGAAGAAGAAGCTGCTCGTGTATCTAAAGTAGCTACGGATAGAGGGACTTTAGTACATGAATATGCTGAACGACATTTTAATGGTGAAGATATATGGGACGAGTTATATAAAGAAGCTGTAGACGTTATTCAGATGAGTCGTGACTTAGTTCGTGCTACTGAAAAAGGTGTAGAAGAGATTTGGGGTCAAGAACAAGTTTTATGGTCTAATAAATATAAATATGCTGGTAGAACAGATATGGTAGGTATTTGGCGTGGAAAACCTACTATTATAGATTTTAAAACATCAAAGAAAAAGAAAAGTAATAAACAAATTACTGATTACTATATTCAAGGTTGTGCTTATGCTATAGCACATAATGAAATGTACGGTACTGGTATTCAAGATATAGCTATTGTTATGACTATAGACAATGCTGATCCTATTATTTTTGAACAAAGTGCTATACCTTTTCTACCGCTACTAAAGAATAGGAGAATGTCTTTTGACAAATTGCAAGCAGATTCCCCTTCCTAAAATAGATAAAGGAGATTTAAAAAAGATAATTTCTTTTTTTACTATGGGACATCATTTATTTGATGAAAGATATGGTCATCATGCTTGGAAATCTTTTGATATTATAACAAAAGGTGATACCTCTCCTATGATACGTCATTTTCCAAATATCGTAAGATGGTTAACTACTTGTAATAAACATACTGCGGTAAGAGATATAGAACATTTATATCTATCTATTCTTATGCCTAGGAATCAAATACCTTGGCACGTAGATCAAACTCAAACAGATATTTATGCTAATAGTATTATAACTTCTATATCTACTTCAAATAGCTTTATAGAATTTGAAAACGATAAAAAATACCACTATAGAGAAGGATATAGTTATTTAATTAAGAGTGGTGTAAAACACCGCATAATGAACTTAAGCGATGAGTATAGAGTCACGCTGTGTTTAACACCTAAGGAGAATCCCTATGCTGAAGTGGATTAGAGATAAATATGATGATTGGAAGTTTGAAAAAGAGTTTCAAGCAAAGAAAAAAGAAATAATGAAGGTTGATCCTTTTATTTATAATATACCAGATACGAATGAAATTAATATAGGTGGTATCATAAAAAATGACGACTCGAAGGATTAGAAAAGAATTACGAACATTTCTTGAAGATAAAGAATTGACAGATAAAGAGAGAAGTTTTATACTCGGATGTATAAAAGCTCAACAAAAGCATCCGCAACTAACTTCTAGGCAGTGGCAAATCGTATGTGAAATAGAACAAAGACATAAAAATGAGCTATAAAGATATTGTTAATTATTATGAGAGTTGTTATGAACAACATGGTGACTCTCACTTAGGTGTAGATTGGCCTAATAAAATAGATGCAGATACTAGATATAGGGTTATGACTGAAGGTGTAGAACACTGTAATAGTAAATCTATTTTAGATTTTGGTTGTGGATTAGATCATTACTATGAGTATTTAATACAAAAAGATAAAGATTATTATTATGAAGGTTTAGAGCTATCAAAACCTATGTTCCATAAATGTGTTGAAAAACATCCTTTAACTACTTTTCATAATATTGATATTTTACAAGAAGAGTGGACATTACCAAAATTAGATTGTGCGGTAATGAATGGAGTTTTTACTGAGAAATTAAATATGACTCATGATGAAATGTTTAATCATATGACAAAATTAGTTTCTTTAGTATTTAATAATGTAAATAAAGGTATAATGTTTAATGTTATGTCTAAGCAAGTTGATTATGAAAGAGATGATTTATTTCATCTATCTATAGATAAGTTAAGTTGGTTTGTAAAAGAACACTTATCTAGAAAATTTGTTATTAGACATGACTATGATTTATGGGATTATACTGTGTATATTCTAAAATAAGAAAAGAGATAGTTATGGCTAGAAAACCAGTCAGTAAAGCAAAGATGCCATGCAATAAACCTAAGAGAACAACTGGACACCCTAAAAAGTCTCATATAGTTAAAGCATGTAAAAATGGTAAAGAAAAAATTATTCGTTTTGGAGAGCAAGGAGCTAGCACTGCTGGTAAGCCTAAAGCAGGTGAGTCTAAAAGAATGAAGGCAAAACGTAAATCGTTTAAAGCTCGTCACGGTAAAAACATAGCTAAAGGCAATATGTCTGCAGCTTATTGGGCGAATAAAGTAAAATGGTAGTTATACAAGGAAATAATGACAAGTATACTTTACTTGCACAGGACTTAGTACAACAATATAAAATACCCTTTAAATTTGAATATAAAGAAACAGAAGATGGACCAGAGGTCTTTTTTCATAATAGATACATAGGCGGATACGCTGAATTAATTATAGAAATAGAAGATACAATAGGAGGATATGGAGACAGTGGATTTTGATTTTAAAATAGAACAAGTGGAAACTATATTACATAGAGATGATGCTCATGAATGGTATGATGCTATGGTTGAAATGCTACCTAAATATCAAATTGATACACCTAAACGAGTAGCAGGATTTATAGCACAAACTGCGCATGAAAGTGCAAGTTATAAAACAATTACTGAAAATCTAAATTATAGCGCAAAAGCACTTAATGCTATTTTTGGTAAGTATTTTCACCGAGCTGGAGTTGACGCACAAAAATATCACAGACAACCTAGAAAGATTGCTAATCGTATTTATGCTAATCGTATGGATAATGGAGATACCGAATCAGGTGATGGCTGGACATTTAGAGGTGGTGGTATTTTACAACTTACAGGACGATATAATTATACTCAGTTTGGAAAAACTGTAGGAATGTCAGCAGAAGAAGCAACTGACTATGTTAGAACCCCTAAAGGAGCTATTGAATCAGCCTGTTGGTTTTGGACTGCAAATAATATTAATAAGTATTGTGATAAAAATGATATTGTTGGTATGACAAAACGTATTAATGGGGGTACTATTGGTTTAGCAGATCGTAAAAAACATTATGCTCATGCACTAGCAGTATTCGGTGGTAAAGTAGAATTTGAAGAAGATACAGATGATGCTACTTATAAATTACTACGTAAAGGATCTAAAGGATCAGGTGTTAAAAAACTTCAAGAAGCTCTTGGTTTAGAAGCAGATGGAGATTTTGGTCCAGGCACTGAGGCTGCTGTAAAAGCATGGCAGCGAGAAAACAAATGTACACCTGATGGAATAGCTGGACCACAAACACTTGGTAAAATTTTTTCATAAAATTGTTACAATTCTGTTGTATACTTATAACTAAGAGCAGATGCTCTATGTATTGTTAAAAGGAAATAACAAATGAATAAGTTAATTAAAAAGGTGAAAAAAATGGAATTAGGAAATCCTGTAATGACTAGTCTTGTAGGGCTAGTCATTTTTTATGTAGGACTAAAAATGTTTTCTGGGGGCATGAAATCTATGGGTAATATAGATCATCTATCTTTCTTTACGCATAGT